CAGATATAAGAGCATTACTTGAGTCTAAGAAACCTCTGTATATATAAACTTCTTTATTAATTATGTTTTCTGATAAAGCTATTGATATGTATGTTTGATCGACTCCAGAAAGTGTTAGCTGTAAACTATTCTTAGTAGGTTTATTAGTTTCATTTATTCCACTAATATTTTTTAAGTGACCATTTTTTAAATAAGTTCTTGATGAACCTGATACACTTGATGTGATATCAAAGGGTGCATTTGTTAAATAGATTGGTGTTCCAAATTCTATTTCAACTAATAATACAGGGTCAATAACCCCTGTTGCTAATTCTGTTTTTACCGAACTCGATAATCCTCTTGCCATTATAAACTCTCAATAACATCTATTTCATATTTGAATAATAAATTTCCATCTTTGTCGTTTGAGTTTGTTTGAAACTCTTGAACATCGTTAGTCATGTGAACTGTAACTGGTATTGATTTATAAGTCACAGCACTATTATCAGCTAAAGCAGTTCTAAGTGGTGGCTCTATTGTAACAGTTGCGGCGTTACTAGATGAGGTTACATCATCAATAATCATATAAACTTTATCGTGAGCAAACTTTATAAAGTCTCCAGCTTTTAATCTACCAGCACCATCGCCAGCAAAAGCATCAATAGCAATAGTTGTATCTCCAGCAGTGTGAGAACCATTTACTAATAAAGTTCCTGTTTCATTACCTTGACTGTCTAAGCTAGTTGGTAAAGTAATAGTAAAATTTTCTTTTCGACTTCTTTGTTTAACCATAAAGGCCATAATTGGTGCAAAATCTGCTCTAGTTAATAAAGGATAAGATACTGTAAAACTAAATCTTTGGCCTTGTACTTGTCGTCTAAATGTTTTGCCACTATCAGTTTCACTAAATAAAGTTTTCTGATTTGATCTTAAATTAATTGCCTGAAAGTTTGTGTTTGGTAAAGACCCACTCATATCAATGCCGCCTTACCTTTTTCATTAACAGCACTGTTAATCATGTTTACAATTACACCTCTACTATTAACTAATAATTCATTAAATCCTCTTGCATCAACAGTATTAATATTAAAGTTTACTGTTACTGGTTGTCCACCACCAAGTTGATTATTTGGCACTACATTTGATGCTCTATCAGGAACTACCATTTCTGGCCCCGCCTCCCCAACCATATACGGCTGTCCTTGATTCATTCTACCACCAAGCCTACGACCTTGATATTTTTGTGATGCTATTGTTGCAATCTGGGCCGCACCAAGTCCACCAATAACTGCCGCTAAAGGAATACCAAACGGGCCAAGTGCTAATGCTTTTGTTATACCTCTTGCAGTATTTACTATTGCATCTTTAATCGCTAATGCTTTGTTAATTTGAAACATTGTTTTATTGTGTTTTGCAAGTTCTCCAAGTAACTCTCTACCACTAGCATTTGTTAAATCTTTTATTTGTTCTTTTGTAAGTTTTTCTAATTCTAACTCACTAAAGTTTCTGTCTTTTATTGCTTGTAAGTTTTTATCATACAACGCTTGTTTTATTCTTAGTTCTTCTTCGACAGATGCTTTGACCATAGCTAGTCTTTCTTTAATTCCCTCTAATCTAACTTTCATTTCTAACTCGTTTAAATCTTTTAAGTGTTTTTCAAGGATTTGTGTTTCAAGTTCTCTATCAGAACCTTTCATAATTCTTTCTTCGGTTAAAAATTTTAGTTTGTTTCTCTGATCTTCAATAAGTTCTAATTCTCTTGCTTGTTTGTCCTCTAATAATTGTAATTCTGATTTATGAGATTCTTTTATTTTTTCTAAAAGTTTTTTATTTGCCTCAACACTTTTTTCAGTTTCTTTAACTAAATCAAATATTGGGCTATCTTTTAATTCTATTGCCTCTAATGCCTCGCCAGTTTTTTTTGTGGCATCAGCTAAATCATTCATAGCATCAACATTGGCTTTTACCTCTTTATCTACAATTCCTAAAAATTGTAAAAATTGATCGAATTTAGTAACAACAAAAGCAACTGATTTACCTACTGTTTCAAAAGCGACATTAACAGCCATCAAAGCAAATGATGCAAGTTTACCAAGTAGTTTTATTAATGGTTCTACAAATTGTATTACAGCGGCTAAATTATTTGTAAATCTAGTAACCTCTGGCGAGACCTCTTGTCCAAAAGCATCTTTAAGATTATCTAATGCAATACCAAAGTTTGAAAATGATACTGATAAGTTATCAAGTTTTTCTTCGGTAGCACCAGCAAATGTTTCTCCTAAACCTTTTTCTAATGCTTTTAATATCTTAGCCGCACCCTCTGTTGTTTGGCCAAACTTAGATATTTCTAAACGAGTTATTCCTAGTTGTTGTTCTAATATTTTAAATACAGGAATACCACGATCAGCTATTTGGTTAAGTTCTTCTAAACCTAGTCCACCTTGAACACCTCTACTGAATACTCTTGTCATAGCCTCTAAGACACCAAGTTGATCGGTAGTCACAGCGGCAGTATCAGTAAATACTCTTAAAAGTTTTTCTGTTGGTTCAATACCACTAGCTTTTAAAGTGATAAATGATCTTGCCAAATCTTGTACTGTGAATTGAGTTCTTGTTGCAAACTCAGATATAAAATCAAATGCTTTACCACCAGCCTCAGCAGAACCAGTAACAGATTTTAACGAGTCTCTTAAATCCTCAAACTCTGCTGTTACTCTTAATACTTCTCTAACAACTAATGCACCTCCAATAGCCGCCAACGCCGCTTTTAATTTACCAGCAGAACTTTTAACTTTATCTAAATTACCTTGAACATTTTTAAGGGCTTGTTTGGATTTATCCTTTGCAATTATATCTATGTTTACTTTTTTAGTTGCCATTATTTAATTCTTACATTTTGTTTTTTTTGTTCGTTTTCTATTTCTTCTCTTTGTTGTTCAAAATATGCAATCCACATATTAAACTCAAAGCAACTCATTTGCAATATTTCAGGGATAGTTTTATGTAATCTTTCTGCAAGAGCGATTACGTTATAGACTTCAGGATTTTTTAGTTTTTTTTTGCGTCCTCGTAGTCAGAACCTAAAATTTGATTAGAAACTCTGGCGATGACATCTGTATCTGCTTTTGTTTTAAAACTAAGTATGTGAGTAGCATTAAACATTTTGTTATGGTCTTTATCTAATGCTTTTTCAATTATGACATCAATAAGAATATTAAGGTCTCCACTATTAGCACCCTTAAATAATTTGGATTTCTCCGCCATATTAAATGGTTTTGCGTAAATAGCTTTATCGCCTACAAGTCCCCACTCAGGTACTTCTATAACTCTTATTTCTGTTTCTTCAAAGTGACTACGAATTCCGTCAAAATAATCAGGTTTATTATCGTCTGGCATAAATTATATTATACTGTGCCGATAGTTAGACCGCCGTTACCTTGTATAGATACTGTTCTTGTAGTTACTCCATCAAGAGTTACACCAACTGACATTCCTGTAACAATTCCTGTTCCTGACAATTTTTGTTCGCCTGAACTTGAACCCTCTGGCATAAATTCAAAACTCAAACTAGAGCCTTGTAATAATGTACCCTGAGCAGTATCGTCATCGTCAAAATTCATATCAATAGACGCTGTAAATGTACCTCTACCAACTACATAAGATTTCATAGAATTACCTAAAGCAGTGTCCTCTACGATATCGTGTGTTGTATCAACAGTAAATCCAGTTGCTTTACCAATGCTTGTTCCACCAACATGAACTACTGCATCTTTTCCATGATGAGTTGCCATAATTTATTACTCCTTTCTTTCTTTAACTCTTTTATAACTTTTTGAGTTTCTTTTTCAACAGATATTTTTTTATTTTTCTCTCCAACAGTAAAACCTTTTTTCTCGTAATACTCTCGAAAATCAGGCGAGACTTTTATTGTCATGTCTCCCTTAGTCATTGTTATGTCCATAGCCATTATGCAGTCCCCCTTGTAAATTCATACATTACACGCACTGTTATTCTAACTCCACCATAAGGATAAATAGTACCCTCGTCTGATGATGCCTCAACAATTTGTGTGTCTAACGCATTTCCATTTCTTGTTATATCATTATCAAGTGTTTCTTCAACTACTTCAATAATTTGATTTCTAACTGTATCTATATTTGCAGTTGTGCCTTTTCCAAATGCAACTACAAGAAAATCTATTGTTCCCATATATGTACCAGCACCAGTAGCACCCATAGACGCTGGTTCTCTTGTTTCGTCCCCTGACTGAATAAATGCGGCTGGAAATTGTGCATCAGATAATTCTTCAACCTCAAATGGTTCTCTAGTTAATTTTTTAAACTCAATAGGGCTAGTAACAGCATCAAGTTTTGTAATTATATCGTTTGCTATATCTTCTCTTTTGCTCATATTCCTAATTGTTTAAAATAAAATTGTGTAAATTCATTAATTATTTTTGGTTCTTCTTTATTGCCAATAGCAAAAAATGGTCTTTTTACTTTTCTTTTACCTACACCAAAGCTATCGTGAAAACTAGCTATCTTTTCTCTTTCTTTATTAGCAAACATTAATGTATTTTTAAAACCTCTTTTTCTAAAATCTAACGATCTAAACATCTTACCAGTATCAGTTAAATCTACAAACCCTGTTTGTCTGCCTCTGTTTTTTCTGTCCTTTTTAGTTGATTGTGCATAAGGCAACATTTTACCACCATCAGGTAATCTACCTTTTTGTGTTCTTTTAGTTATCATTAAGATTGCCATATTAGAAACTCTGTTAAGAGAAGTTTGTATTGCTTTTCTTTGTTTTCTACTGATTCGTTTTAAAAGTTTTTTTACCTCAATGTCATTGACATTAATTTTAATGTCAGCGACCATTACCTAACTAATCGTAATTGGTGTAACGACTCTTTTTCGCTATCAGATACAGTACCCCCGCCGTCCTCATCATATTCTACCCCGTCCCGCAAAATTGCTTGGAACTCTTCTTCGTATCTGTCCCTGTAAAAATCTATTTGTACTTGAAATGTATCTTTACCCTCGCCTGTGTCTGGGTCTCTCCATTTAGTAAGAATTGGATATATATATTTCCATAGTGCTAGATAAACAACAGATTGAGTCCATTGTGAGTTAGTGAGTTTACTGTTGGTCATTTCAACAGATGTAACTTTTGTTATGTCTTTGTATCTTACTTGGTGTCTGTATCTTTCCCACCATTCCTCTCGTATTCTACGAAGAACATCATTTTCGGCAAATTGTAATTGATCTCCAAAGTCTGAAATACCAAACCCTAATATGTCAGGCTGTATCTTTTGCAAATTAGTATTTGCAACTGCAAACTCTGAGGTTGCCATTATTTTTTACTTTTCTTTTTTTTCGTAACTTTCTTAATAACTTTTTTAACCGCTTTAACTGGTGTTTCAGTCTTAGCTTTTACAGCTTTGCC